AATTTCCAGTATAATAATCGTAGTTCACGCTTCCATTTTCGTCATATACGCTGACAACGATATTATCCTGTGCGGCATTAACAATTTCGCTGTAATTTTTGGTAAGAACAAAATCGTCTCCAATGACCTCGGCTGTAACAAAATAAATACCGACGCTACCACCGCCCCCCCCGCCACCGCCGCCATTCGCAGCGATCTGTGCGAGGTACATCTCTTCTCTTGTCACCGGCTTCGGTGCTTCGGTTCCGTTTAAGATGGCGTTATAAAATTGTTCTTTTCTTGTGATAGGTGTCATGATTAACTCCTTATTCTGATTATTTCGTCACGGGCTGATACGGGTGTAGGTTACTAATGGCGAGTTGCTCATGGTTCACCTCTTGGCTTAATCTTCAATCAACATTTTTTCGTCCGGGTCATTTGCGTAAAAGATCATATTAGACGGATTAGGCGAGCCGTCATAGAAATAGAATGCTGTAAAATGCGCATAGAATGTAGTGGATTCGTCTTTCAACTGCGTCAATATATGCCACACATAGTTTGTTGTGCCTTCATCTTCGTACGAGTCCTTTGAGAATATAAACTTCCCATCATAGTAATACTGGAGTAAGTCGTTGTATGACGCGTCTATTCTCCCATTGGCGGTATCAAAGTTGATATAAACGGCATTTCCGCCACCACCGCCCCCGCCGCTTGCCCATACCGCTTCACCGTCCGATGCGGTCAAGACCTTGCCATCATCGCCAGCTTCGATAGGCGGCAGACTATCCCCGCTTGTGTTTTCCGCAATTTTGGCAAGATACCGCTCCTCTCTCGTCAGAGGCGGCGGCGTAGGAGTCCCTTCCGCAATCGCGTTCAAGAAAAATTCTTTCCGAGTTAATGGTTCCATAGTTTACTCCTTTATGATGTCTGTTCGATACAAAGGTTTGCAACGCGCATCTGGTACGATGTAGACCGCGCACGCGCCCAGACGACGATATCGTCGTTGGCCGCAAGCTGGATGCCGGTCAGCGTGACGACCTGGCCGTAGTTGGTGATCGTGAAGGATGTGTTCGCCGTGCCGATTGCCGTGCCGTTCTTGTAAAGCTGGCTCCCGGAGGTGCCAGAGGTCGTGTTCCTCCAGCCGCTCCAGCTTATTTTATAAGTGCCGGAGACGGCCACCTTCAGCTTGACATCCGTGGCTGTGTAAGTATTCGTGGCTACTTGAGCAGATCCGAAGTAAATCTGCTTGTTCATGCCGCCACCACCCCCGCCGCTGTATGTGCCGGTGACATTGAAGATGGTCGTGCCGCTTTTTATATTCCCGGCAATCAAGTTTTGGTCACCAAGTATGGTTTGCGCTCCTGTGAGGTACGTGCCGCTTGCGATGGTTTGGTTCGCAGTTCCAGGCGTGATCGTGGCAGCCGCTTTGGTTGTTACATTCGCTGAAAGCGATACAGAGGAGTTCCCAGCCGTGCCGGACGATACATAACCAGCCGTGGTTACATTCGGCGTTACGGAAACTGTCTTCGATAGCGTCAGCGTGTTGTATCCAGTAGAAACTGTTGCAGAACTTCCGCTAATAGAAGACGGAGCAGTAACAGATCCTGATGCAACTTGCGCCCAAGCGATATTCTCGTATACGCCTACTGGAACAGACACATATTGCCCACTAACTACGAGATCTGAAGAGTCTTTATATACGGGATTCGGATACATTTCGTGTCTGCTTACACGCGTTACTGTGCTTATGGAGTTGCCGGTCTGCGTGTACTCGTCCTCATAATACTTGTAGGTATCGAAGTTGTACCAGTTTACGCGGTACTTGATCGTTCCATTGTCCCATACCCCATCTGCGACCGCATTTTCGTCGTCGTAACCGCTGACGCAGTAAGCGACCGTTTTCCCGGCATTATATGCCGCCGCAATGTCGGAGTAACTCTCTTGGAGATACCACTTGTCGTCATCCGGGTCGTATCCAACAGCTGAAATAAAAGTTGTCCCTCCGCCGGTCGCCGTGCCTGTGGTGATAGTGCCATTGGACGCGAGGAAAATCTTTCCCGAAGCTACATCAGAGGCCACAGCCGTAGTCACAGACGCATCGTCAAATCGAGCATTGCCACCGCCTGTTTTCGGCAATGTAATCTTTTCTACGCCTGTATAGCTTGACCCCATCCAGGTGATGTTCTGTGCCAAGACAGCTCACCCCCTAACTAATCGACAGCGTGTGCGTGGTGGTATCGTATGAGATGACCGGGATCTGTGCAGAGCCGGAAACCGAGGTAATGCGGTCATCGTCGTCAGCATCGCCGATTTTTACAGTTACCCCCGATACAATGTTAGATGCCGAAAGCCCGGAGTAAGTCACCGCTTTAATCGTTTGCGCGCCGGTCAGATAGGTCGATGCGGCAACACTTTGATCGCTCGTTGACGGATGGTAGGTTGCTGCCGCTTTCGTGGTTACGGACGCAGTAAGCGATACAGACGAGTTTCCAGCCGTGCCGGACGATACATAACCAGCGGTCGTTACGGAAGGAGTTACCGATACAGTTTTCGACAGAGTCAGCGTGTTGCTCCCGGTCGATATGGTTGCGCTTGAACCGCTGATAGATGCCGGAGCGGTTACAGCCCCACTTGCAACGCTTTTTGTGGCGTTAGACGCATAATAGCCAGCCGGTACCGTTACCGTAGCCCCGCTTGCCGACAGGTCGCTGGAAGTCTTCGTCTGAATGTTGCCGGTGTATTTAACGCCTTTAGAATAACTTGTCACGCCGTTCAACGATTGATTAGCGCTTGTCATCGTTGCGTCCGAAGTATCATAAAATTCAGCCGTTCCCGGATCGTTGGCAAGAGGAACGTCCACCTTCTCTGCTCCGAGATAGGTCTGACCTCTAATGATAATGTCTTGTGCCATTGTTTAACCTCAATAAACTGTCAGAGTGTGGCCATTCCATACCAAACGGCCATAGTTTGTAGGCACAGGGTCTATAATGATGTTCTCGCGCATTCGGAACCCTTCGGCCGGGACGATCTGCACCTGGTCAGATGGCACGAATTCCGTTTGTCCGTGATATGCCGGTACGCCACCGCCGCCCCCAACTGCTTTGAGTACGCCTACCTTATCACCATTTACGGATACGATATGGATGCCCTGTGCTTCTATCTCGCGCATCTTCTCCATTATTCGCTCCCTGTGTCGATCAATGCGATAATCCTATCGTTCCGCTTGACCATCTGCACCGTTACCTCGTCCCAAAAGAGAATCGCGCCGTCCTCATCAAGTCCCTTTGCCTCGACCGTTACAAACGTGTTTGGGAAGTCCGCAGTTTCGCTTTCAGTAAGCGGGCAAAGTACGGTGTCTTCTTCGATGGTCAGTTCGTCTTCGTCCCATGCTTTGATCAAGTTCCCCGACAACGACCAAAGCGATACGACCAGCTTATCCATATCCGATAAGTCGCGGTCAAACTGTAGTTCAAGCGGTGCGTTCGTGCCTTGTACAAGCATGATTAAGCCTCTTTCTTATTGATGTTGACGTGTTTTAATTCCTCAAACATCTTCAAAGCCATGCCGTTACCCCCCAACGCCTTATAAGCTTCGTAGGTTTCTACAAAGTTCTCATAAGCGTAACTTGGCATAGGCCGTCCTTCGATAACATATTTGTCATGGTCATCAATGATCTTATCGCGCAAAAGAATCATCGTGCCGCGATTGTTCGCGCTTGTCTGTTTTGTCTGCTGTTGAAGCTTCCAAACAACATAGCCCATAAATGCCGCAATGACCGGGCTAATAATGAATTCAATCACGGTCTGCCACATCTTCTTCGCCCTCTTCCTGTGCCGCGTGATACGCCTTGTTAGATACGGTCAGTAAAGCGCCCAAGAAGGTATCCAAAGCCGCCAGGGTTGCCGTAATTTCGACCATGTGTGGAATCCCCCAAATCTCGCCTAAAGCCGCTAAAAACGTGATTAGCGGTGCTAAAATCCATGCAATGATTTTTAGCTTGTCGTAGACTCCGTTTTCAAAAATCATGACGCTACCCCCTTTAGTTCGCTATGGTTAAATTCACGCTACATATCATATGCAGCGGCGTGTTTGATACGAAGTTCGCCGTTGGAAGCCCGGTCAAATATAGCCGGAAGCCGTGGCTTGCATCGTTCCTCTGTGCATTGCTGACATAAGAGGTCGCCGTCACGTTGTTCAGAATCAGACCGCTTACGCCCCTTAAGTATGCAGATGTAACGCTGTTTACGGTGATTGATTTATTTGGAAACCGCCTATAAGTATCAAAGAAGACATAAGCATTCCCACTTGTCCCGGACGTGTATCCAGTTCCAGGGACGTTGGAAAGCGAAACGGTGTCGCCCGGTTTGTAATCCTGTGCGTATCCGCTTATCTCGCCGTTCCAATCCACCGTAAGCGCGTTCGACCTCGATAAATTTGACGAGCCGTTGCCGATGATAAGGGCATAATTGCTTCCGCTATCTGATACGTTATATTTCCCAATAGCCGTTTGGTATGGGGAATCCGCTAACGTGTATTGATTTTGTGCGTGGCTTGCGCTTGCAGATGCTTTACACATGAATCCTTCAGCGTGAGAACCCGCGCCAGAAGCCTCGGTTTGATACCCTTCCGCTGAAGCATAGTAACCGGATGCCGTTGTCCCTTCCCCGGCGGCTCTCGCCGCATAATTGCTTGCAGTTACATTGTAGCCTTCCGCGACAGAGTAATTGCCTATCGTTCCTGTTCTAACGCCGAGCGTGTAATACGGGGCATTTGATGTGCCGCCGCCACTATCCTTCCCCGGACCGTAACCAAGATTCGCAATCTGCGTAGTGCCATCACTTTCATAGACTTGCAAACCGCTTGTGCTTATGTCTGCGTGAGCAGAAGTCGATTCGCCGATTCTCGCGTCAGTTGCGGTGAATTCAGCAAGCACATCTGTATTCTCGCGGATATAAACGCCGGAAGAGTCGATCAAAACATTGTTGCCGGAATCCGGGTCATTCTCCACCGTAGTGATATGAGCGCCGGTCGCGTTAGCATAAAAGAAGTGTTTATTTATCGCTTCTGTTTCGCTGACCATGTTATTGATGACCGTCTGCTGTGCGGATGTGAACGTGGTGCTTCGGTTCAAGGTAGGGCTTACGTTGCTCACGATGCTCATATTGCTGTTCAGCGAGTATGTAACGTGCGTCACAGGGATATAGAGCGAGCCAACCTTCAGAACGTCCAAAGGCCAAATATATGGTAGCGGCAAGGTCGTGTATTCCCCGCCATTGAATTGATAAGTGTTTGCCGCCGCTGTGGTATAGCGCTTATTTGTAATGTTAGAGGCAAGCGTGGAAACGGTGATGTAATCTCTCGCCCCTTCAATCAGCGCATTGCCGATGATTTTATATTCAACGCTGCCGCCGCTCTCATTGATGACGGAATCGTTCGCGTTACCAATGGTATACTGGGTGATGGAATAAGTCTTGTCTTCGGTTCTTCTGCTTACGGCAATATTAGTGCCGATTTCCAAAACAGCGTTGTTCGCGTCAAGGAGCGGAGCGTACCAGGCAAACCGAAGTTCGCCGTTCCAGTCCATGAAAGCGCAAGCACCAATCACCTCGGCGATAGCAGATACCACTTGTCTGCAAGTCATGGTGGGATTCGTGTACCAACCAGCCGTGGCGTTAGGGAATGTGCTGATGGAATTCGCAAGTGTGATGCCGCATTGACTCGCGATATTAGAAAGGACGGTCTGAATCGGATAGTTGGTGCTGAAGCCGGTCCAGTCCATTTCTACATCCATATAGACCATGCGGTCAAGGCAATCGACCGTGTAGGTTCCTTGCCGTTCCGTGATAGAATCGACAACGAACACGCCCATCTTTGCAACATCCGCAGATGGTGTTGAGATAACCGTTCTATCGTCCGGGTCTATCTGAATCTCGATCTCGTCACCGACCGCCCATGAAGCAATATCTCCCGGCGGGGCTGAAATAACGAGCGTGGCGGCTGCCGCATTCACGTTCCCAAGTTCAATATAGTTCCCCGCAGTACAGAATCTGTCGATAGTCAAGCCGTCCGCTTTCAGAATCGCGCCATCATACCAATCAGATCCGTTTCTGCAAAGGTAAACAAACTTTTTGTAGCCGCCATCGCCGAAGCTTTGATAACCTTCCCAAGAGGCTATGTTTGTCCACGAAACAGGATAAGCCATCAGCAAGACCTCTTAATCAGCTTAAACTTGAGATTAGACCAAATGTTTAATGTCGCGGAGTACATTGGCGCGGTTCGGTTGCCAACGTACATTTCCACCGTTTCAAATGCCGCATTCTTCGCATTGAACAGCTTGACATTCAAGTATTCTGCGTCAAAGGCTTTTATGAGGGCTGAAACCTGGGCAGAATCCAGCCCCCACCATTCAAGTTCTACCGCGTAGACCTGGCCGATGCGTTTCTTATACATATAGCCGTTTTCCACGCGCCCCGCGTCCGGCTCCGATACATCGTCCAATTCGTAGGAATAAGCGCACGGAATCGGAAGGTCTGTCGGAAAATATTTCGTTGTGCCGCCGCCGGTCGGAACCACCGACCAAACAGGACCGTGTGCTTTCAGATCGGTTATCTCTGACATATTACACTCCTACCGGGACGAGCGTTCTTCCGTCCCTTCTGTTTCCGCGTTGCAAGCCGCTTACTACCTCGCC